GAGGCAAAAAGTTCTTTAACAACGCAACCTTCAGAAGACAAGTCGGAGTCGGCTTCCGAACAAAAGAAGCCGTCCCGATACGAGAAGGCCAAGGGCAGACTCGAAAAAGAGTGGGAAGATGTCCGAGCGGAAAAAGCAAGACTCAAAGCAGAACGTGAAGCCATCGAGCAGGCGAAAGCCCAGCGGGAGGCTTCGCAGCCTGGTTCTGAGACGCCGAAAACTGGAAATCGACGCTTTAGCGCGGACGATTACCGGGAGGCGGCAAAGAGCTATCGTGAAGAAGGCCGCGACGATCTTGCAAAGCTCGCTGAGACAAAAGCCACCGAAGTCGAGACTGAAGAGCGCAAGGAAATCGAGCAGAAAACCCAAACCGAACTAAAATCGGCCTGGGACAAAAACCTGCTTGAGGAGGTCGAGGCCAACCCCGATCTCAAGGATTCCAATAGCTCGCTCTACAAGGCCGTCTCCGAAATGCTGCAAAACCACGCGATCCTCCGCAATTACCCTGCGGGAATCAAGGATGCGGTCGGGATTGCCAAGATCAGGCTCCAGGCGGAAACCGCCTCCGACTTGAAGAAGAAGGTTGCAGAGTATGAGCGAGAACTCGCTCAACTCAGAAAAGCGACGACACCGGCTTCCAGCCAACCGTCAGGTCCGGCCAAGACCAAATCTTTCAGCGAACTCTCGCTAGACGAGCAGGAACGCGAATTGATGAGGATGGCGGGCGAGGTTGATAGGAACGGTTAGTCACAACAAAGGATATAACTACAATGGTCACTACTGGTTCAGTAACCGCGCAGTTCCAGACGTACTTCTCGAAGGCGTTGCTGGAGCGTGCGCTCCCCTTGCTCCAGATGGAGCAGTTTGCCATGAAAACCCCCTACCCGACCAAAACGGGTGGGAACAAAACGATCCGGTTCTTCCGGTTCTCCGATCCGAGCATCAGCGCTATCGCCAATCTGTCGGAAGGCACCACGCCTTCCAGCAATGACGAGCGCGACCTGACGCTCTCCTCGGTCGAAGCGACCTTGGTTCAGTACGGCTCCAAAATCATCCTCACCGATGTTTTGCTGGCTACCGAATTATTCTCGCACCTCGCGCAGGCGACCAAGCAACTCGGCGAAGACGCCGCGCTGCACGCCGACACCCTCTGCCACCGCGCTCTGGTTCAGGATTCCTCGACCAGCACCGGTACTGGTGTTGCCACGAAGTCCTACGCTCGTTACGCTCAAAACGGAACGAACGGCACGACCTTCGGCACGGCCTCAACCCCCAACAGCAGCATGACCGCCACCGACCTTCTGGACGGTGCGACCAGCCTGTTCATCGCCCGCGCTCCCAAGATCAAGGACGGCTACGCCCTCGTGGCGCACCCTGCCGTTATCCGCGATCTCCAGCAGGACGACGATTGGCTCAAGGTCTCCAGCTACTCCGCCCCGGATCAAATCTTCAAGGGCGAAACTGGCAAACTGTTCGGCGTGAGCGTGATTAGCTCCACCAACGTTCAGACGTTCAACACCTCCGCCTCCGGCGTGGGTGAAGCCACTGTCAGCACCGGCGCGGCCTACGCGAATGTGTTGCTCGGCGGCGGTGCGTTTGGCGTTCCGAGCCTGTCCTCGGTTGCCGCTTCCGGTTCGCCCTTCGCTCCGAAGGTCACGATCCTCGACGCAGCCGATAAAAGCGACCCCTACGGTCAACGCGTGGTCTGTTCTTTCAAGACGTTCTACGCTGCCAAGCAGCTCGACCCTCGGTTCTTCCGGGTGTTGTTCAGCAAGTCGAACTACTCGTAATTCTAATGGGAGCCATGCTGATTATCGGTATGGGTCCCCGGAAGGCGGGGGAGGGTAAAACCTCCCCCGCTCCTTCCACCAAGGAGAAGTCGATGAAAGAAGGTATGGTTAAGCTTCCTCTGTCCATGTTTGAAATCAGCGAGGGCGAGGAAAACGCCAACCCCGAAGTCGGCGACATGGTGGAACTCGAAGGCAAGGTGGAACGGATTGACGGCGATATGGCCATCGTGAGCGTGAGCAATGCGATGTCCGAGGAGCCTGAAGCCGAATCCGAACAGCCGGAGATGTCCGAGGAAGACCGTATGATGAAGATGGCCGAGGAATCTGACAAGGAGAACTACGCCTAATGCCTGTCTACCAGTACGAAGACACCCGCAACGGATCTGTCGTCGAACTGGAGAAGACGGTGGCGGAACGGGACTCAGTCCCTCGTTACCTTAAAAGATTCAGCGTGCCACAAAGATTGACCCTGGTGGGGGTTGGCGAACCCCTCGACAATCCGCTGGGAGTCAATCAAACAAATCTTATGAAGGGGTACTACCGCCAAGAACAAAAGCTTGGCAGTAAATTCAGGAGCCGGTACACGCCAGATAACATCAAACGTGCGGCGGCTAAAAGGAGTTAATATGGCGAAAGAATTTGTACGTTCCGAACGTAAGGCCAAGGGTCGCGCTCTGCGCTTTGATGCCCAGGGCTTCACCAATGTGTTTGAGATCACAGCGTCGTCCAGCGGCGGCACGGTTGACACCGTTGCGACCGCTCCGGCTTCGCTCAACGTGACCCTCAACGGCACTTCCTACCGCATCGCGCTGCACAGCTAATGCGCCTTCTATCCAGACTTACTCTGGGTGAAGCGGGGACGACCATTGCAACCTCTGCTTCCACCAATGACGGATCTTTCGATGGCGTTACGGCTCTCTCGGCTGGAACCATCGGGCTGACCATCAGTGGCGTGACGCACACGGGACTCGCCCTAGCTGGCGGGGCAACGGTTGTTGGGGATATTTCCCAAGTAATCCTGTCGTCCGGTGGGCCTATCGCAATCTACGTCCGCAAGGACTAAATTTGTGGTTAGGGCGTTGACGCTCTGCCTTCTGCTTGCAGGATGCAAGCCGGAGCAGAGCGTTGACGACTTCCCAGAAACCATCTACCCTAATACCCCAACGATGCAGAGCGCAGTTGACGCAATGGAGACAAAATAATGGGCCGCCAGTGGAATACGATTATTGAGAGTTTGGGACCGCTTTCTGGCGGAACCATGTCGATTAACGCCAATCTCACCGAGATTGAGGCGTTGCTTACCACGCTTCAGGCGGATGTGGCAGATGGGATTCCGCCCATTCGTGGCACGACCAGCACTGGAACGCTGACTGCTGGCACGACCAACGGAACCCTGTTCGCCACCAACTCCACCCGCAACTATCTTCTGGTGCAATGCACAAGTGGAACAGTGTTTATTGACACCAACGGCACGGCCAGCGCAACCGACGACATCCAGCTTACCGCTGGTCAGGGCATTACTTTTGAGGGCAGTTTCGTCCCAACCGGTGCGATTGCGGCGATTACTTCTGCTGGAACTGCAAGGGTTATAGGAGTACAGGGTTAGTTTATGGGCTTCTTCGGCGGCGGCGGGAGTGCGGCGAGCAACATGGTCGGAGCGACCAGTTCAGTCGCAGGCACGGCGGGCTTGGTTCCCGCTCCGGCGGCGGGGCAGGAACATTTAATGCTAAAAGGCAATGGATCTTTTGGATGGATATATCCGCCATCTACTGACTTGGCCGCAAGCGAGTACCATGGCCCAAATGCAGCAAGTAATTTAACCGGGATAACATCAACCAGCCTTTCGGCCTCTAAGCTATACCTTACTGTTTTAATAATTTCAGGATCAAAAACATTTAACAGAATTGGATTTAGATTTGGAAGCGTTGCGGGTTGCGATGCAAGAATTGGACTCTATGAATGCGATACAACAAATTTTAGGCCATCTTCTCTTGTTGTTGCCTCAACAGCATTAAACGGATCAACAAATACAAACATTGAATATACAATTTCTCCAAGCATAAGCCTTAAGAATAAAGTTTATTTTGGCGCACTTATTCCCTCTATAAATACATCAATGAATGCAAGTGGCATCGCTCAATATGATATATTGAATTATCTTGGGGCCGCATATACAAGTGGCGTAGTTATGACCAATAATAGAATATATGTTGATTTTAGTTATGCCGCCCTTCCAAGCGATCTTTCTGGATATACAATAAAATACGAAGCTGGAAACTCCCCGATTGTTTATTTGAGAAATGTATGAGCAAGGCAATCATATTTAATCAAGACGGCTCCTCATTTATTAAAGACGACAGAAGCATTGAAGCCGCAAGGCTGGAAAACATTGTCTATGTTCGAACTGCAACAAGTGAAGCCATCACATCCGCTGGCCTAGACGAAGCCACCCAACAAAACGCCGCCCTCGGGGTCTACCCGCAAGGGCGTTGCGAGGCCATCAAGTCCTACATAGCCGCTTGTCGGAACGAATATTTGCGTTGCAAAGAACTGATCCTCGCCGCCCAGACCAACGACGAAGCCGATGCCGTCCAGTTTGTCGCCCCGCCCGTGCCGGAGGGCATCTAGTCCATGTGGAAAACCATCGCCATCTGGCTCACCAATTTGAGTTTGCGTTTCTTGATGACGCAAAAGGAGTACGCCTGTTTCAAGGAGGCGTTGAGGTTTGCCGGGGAGAACAACACGGTTGCGAGGGAAACGAAATACATCGGGAAGGTGAAGCACCTTCTATCCGTCAACCGCTCGATCAAGCGCATTGTGGAGGAGGGTCGGGATCGGGACGAGATTGTGGACGCTGTCGTGCATCTGGCCGTTGCGCTAAAGTATCTGGAGGGTAGGGGTCGTGAGTCTTGATGAGATCCATGATCTTCGCGAAAAGTTCGGCTCTATGTCCGAGCGGCTTGCCCGGATGGAAGAACGTCAAGTTACCCTGATCGGCATGGTGGAACGCTCCCTATCCAGCTTTGGCGACCTGTCCAACAGGGTGACTTCCCTAGAACACCTTAAAACCAAGATGCTCCTTGTGGCAGGCTCCATAGGTGCTATAGTCAGTGTGGTTTGGGATGCGATCCGCTCCCGGCTCACCCACGGAGGATAAATGCCCACTTTAGGTACACAGAATATCTCGACCAGCTATCCCCAGCTTCTTAAGACCCTTGGGCTTGGAGGGGTTGATGGCAATCTTCAGGTCATTACCGATGGCGACAATACCTCATCGGCCCTAAGCCTCTCAACCACCGGCGTGCAAAGCACCGGCTCTTTGGCGGTGGATGGAACCAGCCTTCTTTCCGGCATTGTCACCTTCGGAACCAGCCTAACCGCATCCACTGGAACCGCCACCATCGGGACTCTTTCAGCCAGCACTGCGACTATCTCCACCGCCTCCATCAGCACGGCAACGATCCCGCTCCAGCTTGGCTCAGTCACATTTGGCTCCAATATCACGGCATCCACAGGAATCGCCACGATTGGAACTTTGTCCGCAAGCACGGCCACGATTTCCACGGCCACCATCCCGCTCCAGCTTGGCGCGGTGACGTTTGGTTCCACCATCACCGCTTCCACCGGAACGAACACCCTCGGCACGATCAGCGTAAACACGGCTACCATCGGAACTATTACAAACACAGGCGGGATGTCCGTCACAACCACGGCTACGGTTGGAACGCTGGAGATCGGGGCTACCGGTCCTAGCATTACCAATGCTTCCTACGGAACTGCGGCTTTCTCGCTTTCCACGGTTGCCGCCCACAACGGTGCCGGAACCACCAACGGAACGGTTGCACTTACCGGGGCGCAGAATAGCGATATTGTTATTGGAACTTTAAACTCATTGGGATCTGCTACCGGATCTTCCGGCTTGATTATCGGCTTTCATTGCATAGCGAACAACGTGGTTCGCTACTCCATCACCAACCCGACCGGCACTACTGGCACGGTTCCCGCAGGAACCCTGCACATGACCGCACTGAGGTTCACGGCTTAATATGGCTATTAAATTCAATCGCTCCCAGACCTTTGCCACCAATGGCACGGTGACTGCCGCCGGGCTGCACAACCTGATTGACGGCACGGACATCTACCAGGCGTTAATCACAGACCAGACCAATCTCACTTCGGTTGGCTCCGGCGACGAGCTATTGATTGCCGATGCGGATTTGACCGCAAATGACGCCCCTCGCGCCGTTACGGTCAACGAGTTGTTCGAGGATGCGTTGACGATCAGCACCTACACCAACGCCAATATCAATAACATTTCCTACGGCACATCCACTGGCACTCGGATTGTTTCCACCAATGCCTCGATCACGACCGGCACGATTCCAAGCCTGACTGCTGGGACGACCACCTCCACGGTGGCGACTATTCCTACTTTGACAGCCGGTACCACAACTTCGACAGCAGCCAATATCACAAATGGAACCGTTCAGACACTTACGGCCAGCACGGCCAATATATCTTCTGGTTCCGCTATTTTTAGCCAAGGAACGGTTACAACCTTTAATTCTACCACTGGAACAATTTCAAACCTATCAACAACGCTCACAGGGGATTTGACCATCAGCACTGGTTCTGCAACGGTTGGAACTAGGGTGGCCGTGGTTAACACGGCGCAGGAATATACTGCTACCCACAACTTCAACGCTACCAGCCTTACGATCAGCACAGGAAGCACGATTGCGTGGGATCTGTCCGCTAATCAAGTTGCAAAGCTGGAAGTTACCACCAACTCAACCCTAAGCACCCCGACCAACCCGGTTGACGGCGCAACCTATATGCTGGTCGTCACGCAAGGCACGGCTGGAAATAACACTCTTTCCTTCAGCACGGCCTACAAATTCCCCGGCGGCTCCGCGCCTGTCCTGTCAACCGGCTCCGCTGACGTTGACGTTCTAGCCTTCGTTTCCAACGGCACCGTACTCTACGGCGTAACCAGCCAAGACTTCTCCTAACCCCTATGCCTTGGCCCGTCCATCCGACCGGCTTCTTTGGGGCTAGGGGCGACTCCGACACCTACCGCATCGAGCGGAGTTTGCGGTTTAATTCTGCTGATTCGGCGTATTTGAGTAGGACTCCTGCAAGTGCTGGGAATAGAAAAACATGGACTTGGAGCGGGTGGGTAAAGCGCAGCGGATTTGGGTCAAACCAATACTTGTTTAATGGAGCTTCTAATTCAAGCAACCAAACAAACATACAATTTTATCCTTCCTCAAGCGAAACACTTAATATATTTAGCAATTTAAGCGGAGCTACCGTATTAAACCTTGTGACAACACAGGTTTTAAGAGATCCATCTGCTTGGTATCATATTGTTGTTTCTATTGACACAACGCAGGCAACAAGCTCAAACAGGGCAAAATTATATATCAATGGATCTCAAGTCACATCTTTTTCAACTGAAACATATCCGTCACAAAATGCCGATCTAAACATCAATGATTCGGTGTCTCACTCCATTGGAGCCTATATCACTCCGTCAGTATTTTTTAATGGCTACCTCACCGAAATCAACTTCATTGACGGCCAAGCCCTAACCCCATCCAGCTTCGGCGAAACCGATGCGATTACTGGTCGCTGGAAAGCCAAGACGTTTAGCGGGACGTATGGCACAAATGGGTTTTACTTGAAGTTCGCAGACAACAGCGGAATAACCGCAACCACACTTGGCAAGGACTCCAGCCCCAACGGCAACAACTGGACTCCGAATAATTTCTCCGTCACCGCAGGCACAGGCAACGACAGCCTTGTTGATTCACCATCTAATTATGGGACGGATACTGGAGTAGGCGGTAATGTACGCGGAAACTATTGCACGCTTTCAGCTATTGATTTTGCCGCAGGATCAAGCGGATTCACGCTTACAGATGGAAATTTAAGATATTCAAAGAGTGCCGATAGCGGAAATTCAAGGATAAGGGGAACCATGTTTGTTGGATCTGGAAAGTATTATTGGGAATACAATATAGGCAGCGTTGAAGCCGCTGGACTTGTAGTTGGAATTGCTTCAGCGCAATATAAAATTGGAACTGTAAATGACACTCCATATAGAGGATACAATGCAACTGGGAACAAGGTTTCTGGGGCAACCGCAACATCATATGGTTCTTCGTATACAGCAAATGATGTAATTGGACTTGCTGCTGACATTGACGCAGGGACGCTTATTTTTTACAAAAACGGATCTTCACAAGGAACTGCATTTACAGACATTGCCGGATCTCAATGGACTGCATTTATTCAGGGTGAGGGTGTTGTTAATTGTAACTTCGGCCAACGCCCATTCGCCTACGCCGCCCCTTCCGGCCTCAAGGCTCTCTGCACCCAGAACCTAACCCAGCCGACGATCCAAAAGCCAAGCAAGTATATGGATGCCTTGGCCTACACCGGCACCGGCGCATCCAATGCCATCTCCAGCCTTGGCTTCAGCCCGGATCTGGTGTGGATTAAGAATCGCGGTACGACAACCGATCACGCGCTTTACGACATTGTGCGAGGAGCGCAGGCTCAACTTTCAAGCAATACGACAGGATCTGAAGTTACTAGTTCAAGTGGCCTTACGGCATTTGATTCTGCTGGATTCACTATTGGCACAAGCAGCTTGGTCAACACAAGCGGAACGCAATATGTCGCTTGGTCTTGGGACGCAGGTTCAGCTAACTCGACCAACACATCCGGTTCAATCACCAGCACCATTAGGACAAATCCTCAGGCTGGGTTTAGCATTGTAAGCTATACTGGAAACGGAACTGCTGGTGCAACTATTGGTCACGGACTCGGATCTTCACCAAAAATGATGGTTGTAAAATCTAGGAGCAGGGCTGGAGATAATTGGGACGTTTACCATGCTTCAATCGGTGCAACTGGAAGACTTTACCTTAATCTTACAAACGCAACCGACACATCTATTGCTCCTTGGAGTAATACCGCACCAACATCATCCGTATTTTCTGTAGGAACGGCAGGCGACACAAATGCAAATACTGTTACATACATCGCCTACTGCTTCTCCGAAATCGAAGGCTACTCAAAGTTCGGAAGCTACACCGGCAACGGGTCGGCAGACGGTCCGTTTGTGTGGTGCGGGTTTAGGCCGAGATGGGTGATGGTAAAAATGAGTAGTAGCACTGGAGATTGGTATATTTTTGACACTGCAAGAGATTCATTTAATGCGACTAAACTAGGACTTTTACCCAATAGTTCACAGGCAGACGGTACATATACTGGATGGGGTGATGTAACATCAAATGGATTTAAGATACGAAGAACTGATGCGGCTTGGAATACATCTGGAGGAACTTATATCTTCGCCGCCTTCGCCGAATCACCTTTCAAATACGCCAGAGCAAGATAGGAGACCATATGTGGATCACATCAACCAATAACATCATCCGCCAACCCCAAGGCATCCGCATCGAAGATGTCAACCATCCGGCCAGCATCTTCTGGTGCTGGAGCAAGGAACAACTTGCCCAGGTCGGAGTTAAGCCATACCACCCAGCCAGCGTACCCGCTGGCGAAAGGGTTACAGGCGCGTATACTGAGGAGGTGGATGGCGAGGTGTACGAGCGTTTCAACACCGAACCGATCCCGCAACCCGAATCCACCACCGAGGAGCCAGTAAATGACCCTGTCTGAAATAGCCCAATACGCCGGTGAGAAGGTCGGAAAGACCGACTCCGAAACGCTGACCTTCCTCCAGAAAGCCGCAAGCTTGGCTTACCGCCGGGTCTGGAACTTTGCACCTTGGCGCGAGACTGTCACCAGTTCCACCTACTCGGTCGGAACCAACCGCACCATTACACTTGGAACCAACGTGGAGACACCGCTCTCCGTATCCTATGACCAATCCGAAGTTGAACCCATCGACCTTGCCACCATCATCAGCCAAGACGCTGATCTGCTCGAAGACACCCGCACGGGTACTCCGGTGCTGTATCACTTTACTGGCAGGAATACGAGCGGAGTTGCACAGCTTGATCTGTATCCGCGATTGGAAACTGCTGGGACGATAAGCCTGCGAGTTGTGGAAAAACTGAAGTGCCTTACCCGCACCAACATCATTGTTGATTTCCCGCCGACCACGCAGGCGTTGGATGACGAGCTTCGCCTTCCGCACGTCCATCAGGTCGTTCTTTCCCTGACCCATGCGGACGCGCTCGAACGTGAACGGCAGTACGCCAAGGCTCAGTCGGTCGTTCAGACCGCCAATGCCGACCTTGCGGCGATGGCTAACTACGAACTGAGCCAGGTTGGTGGGATCAAGCAGATCACGCCGTCCAGCTTGGGCGACCTAACCACCGAAGAAATCACCGCCTCCTAATGCCATACTACTCGGACAACCTCGACGACCTTCTGGCGTTTGACGGCATCCGCAGTTTTGCGGGTGGTCAGGCCAGCGGTCTGCAATCAGACCTGCTTGCTGCCAATCAGGTGCAGGAGATGTACAACATGACCCTGTCTCCCAAGGGGAGTCTTGAGACTCGCTTGGGTGCAGATGCATTTTGCTCCACGGCCACAAGCGCGCTTGGATCAATTGGAGGCTTTCGCTTTTTTGACACGGCGCAGTACGAACAGGTTGTCACGGTAACACAGGGCAGGCTTTACACGATTGACTCCAACGGCAACGCTGACCTCCACCCGGCGGACGAAACTTGGAGTCAGGTCAACCGCACTTTCGGAAGCGAGGTGCAATTCTGGGCGGACGGATTTTCGGAAGACATCGACGTTAAGATTTCAATGGCGCAGTTCAACGACAAGATGTACATGGCCGATGCCAACGGAGACCTTTTTTATTGGGATGGTCAGATTGCCCAAAGGCAGGGTGGCAAAGTAAGGGCGATTACGGTCACGACCGGTGGGTCGAACTACACCAGTGCGACCGCCATTGTGACCGGGCCAAGCTGGGGCGGATCTTTGCCCACGCTGACAACCACGGTGGCCGGAGGAGCCGTTACCGGCGTGGTTGTGGTTGACGGCGGATCTGGGTACTCGGCCACACCCACGGTGACAATCATTGGCGATGGCTCTGGGGCAACGGCAACGGCAACTGTTAGTCCGCCTCCTCAAAACTTGCGTCTGCTTATTAACACCGGCAACCGCCTGTTTGCGGTAGGCTCCGGCACTGGGCGCAATACGCTTTACGCATCCGACATTCTGGATGCCTCCATTTGGGATGCGTCAAACTCAATTATTGTAAATGCCGACGATGGCGATGAAATCACGGCCATTGTCCAGTACTACCAGAATCGAATCATTGTTTTCAAGAAACGCCGAATCTTTCAGGTTACAATCCCGCCGGATGCCACATCCGGGGCGGATTGGACGGTTGAGCTTATCTCAAACAACGTTGGATGCGTTGCCGAACAGACAGCCGTACAGGTCAGTTCCGACATCTTTTTCCTTGCCGATGATGGCGTGCGGTCGCTGGTTCGGTCGGCTGCCGACGACTTTACTTCGGTTGGTTTGCCAATTTCAGAGGTGGTCAAGGATGTAATTCAGTCCATCAACACGGCAGAGATCGGGATCGCTTCTGCCTTGTTTTACGACAACCGCTACTTCCTGGCCATTCCAACCGAGGCCAACGATTACAACGACACGCTCTTGGTGTATAACACCGTTCTTGGGGCGTTTGAGGGAACTTGGTCTCCGCAAGTCATGCAGTTTACTTTAAGCAACTTTGACGGCGAAGGCGTGCGTGCTTTAGGCAAGGCAACCAACGGCGTGATCTTGAGATACAACGGACACAAGAATCCTTCTCAGGTAACATCCGCAGATTATCAAGACGCTGGCGTTGACTACCAATCCTACGTCCGAACAAAGGACTTTGACTTTGGCGATCCCTTTGCCGAAAAGCACGGCAGCCATTTTGAGGTGGTGTTTGACGACTCATTTTCAACCGACACGACCATTTCCATCCAGCGGGATATTGACGTTGGCGATATTGACGTTCAGCCCAATCTTAACCCATCCAGCGCGGCTCTTACACTTCCATTTACCCTGCCAGCGCAGTTGCCTTCCTCGGTCAAGAAAAGGATTGCCAGCGACCTACGAGCGTACCAGAAATGGCGTTTGTTGAATATCAAGATCACCAGTGCGGCCAACAAGCTCGCCATTCGCCAGATTACGGCTGCGGCTAATCCAGACACCATTGAGGTGCAGAAGAACATATCGTGACGGCGGTAGAGTTTATCGAGGCTTCCGGCGTGCCGGAATCAACCTGGCCAACCTTTAGGGAATGGTTTAACTGGCACTCCGAGCGTGGCCTGGTTGGGGTAGCCAAGGATGGCGATGAGGTGGCCGGGGTAGCCATTGCCAGGTGCATTAAGGGCATGGAAGCCCCTGAGCCTTATGAACATGACGAAGCTGGAGAGAGTGTGTTCGTGGACTTGACCGTGACCTCGATTGATGGTAAAAGTAACGCCTTGAGTCGCAAGGCTCTAAAGTGCCTGCTGAGTATCCTTTGGGATAGATTCGGTCCGCGCAGGAGGATCACCTTCAAGCGTAACGGCACATATAAGGAGTATGACTACTACAATTTTATGCGAAAGGCACTAAACTAATGGGCGGCGGACCATCCATCCCAGCACCCCCTCCTCCTCCCGACCCCCTAAAGGCGGCGCAGGCCAATTCCCTTTTCTACCGATCCTCGCTGGAAACCTACGTTGAGAAGGCTCCAGACATTGCGGCTTTGGAAAACGCCCTTCGGATCAAGTATATGCCCGAACAGCGTCAGTTGGAACGCCAGCTTTCCGCAGCCGACCAGCTTGCCCAGGTTCAGACCGGACTCCAGCTTGAGAGGCAGTACGGACCGCAACGCACGATGGAAACGCTTCGTCGGCAGTACGAGTATAGCCCGGAAGCCTTTGCCCTAAATCGTGGGCTGGGAAGCCAGCTTACCCGCCAGTTCGAGCGCACCTATGGTGTTAGCCCGTTTGCCAGCGTTGAGCCAATGGTTGCCTATGGAGGCGGCGTGGCTCCGGTCAATTACACCGGAGGCATTGCTCCGCAGATCGGTGCGCCTGCCTATACCACCGAGATTGGTGATGTGTTGGCGCGTAACGTAGAGGCTCAGAAGAAGACGACAGCAAAATTTAGGGCTGGGGAGATTTAGTATGGCAAGCGTAGAAGATCTTCGCAAAAAAGTTGCTGACCTAAACAGCAAGATTTCTAGCATGGAAAGTTTTAGTGTTACAACCTCAACATCGAAACAGAATGTTACAGCAAGAAATCCACGCAGCGGGACAAGAATTGTTGGACAGGTTGTTGTTCCGTCAACAAGTGTTCAAAAAAATCCTGAATACGAAAAAACTTTGTCACAGCTTCTTTCGGCGCAAACAGAATTGCAGGATGCGATTTACAATCGCGAGGGATCATATAATACACTAGCCGAACAAATTGCCGGTCTTACTGGCCGGGATCGACTTGCCGGAGTTGGTGCTGGATTAAATCAGGCACTCAATCAGCTTGGCTCTGGCAGGAACTATGGCTCGTCAGATCTTGGCTCTCGCCTAAACTTCCAAGTATCCGACCAGCAGATCGTTGACGATTACAATGCCACCCGCCTTGGTCGTCTTAACCGTATTGCGGAAGACGGAAACTCGCAGATTGCCGGAATTCAAGCGCGTATTGATGCGGCCAATCAATTGCTTGAAAGCCTTCCGGCAAAAGATCCCCGCAGAACCTCTGCTCAGGTTTCCATTGACCAGCTAAAGGCAGACCTTGCCAGCGTGCAGGGTGCGGTAACAAAGGCTGGGCAACAGATCGCCGATTTCAAACCAATCACAACCGCCGACGATGAGGGACTTAAAGAGATCACGGCGTTCCGAGAGTTTATCAAGTTGCCTGAAGAACGCGCTGGCGAACAACTCAAACAGATCGACCCAGAATCCTACAAAACCGCAGTCGGCCTGGGGCAACGCTATCGTCAGCTTGCGACGGAGGAGTTGCCTGCAACGACGACTCCGCAGACCGAGCAACTACGCAACATCATCGAGCAGGAAGCACTCAACCAGCTTCGCCTTGGCTCGACCTTGGGAGCCGAAGAAAGGCGTGGATACGAGCAGGCGGTGCGTGCCGCCCAGACCGCCCGTGGCAACATCTTTGGCCTTGGACCGGCAGTGCAGGAAGCGGCGCAGATTGGTGCCGCCGGGGAACAACGCAAGCTTGCGCGTTACGGGGCGGCGCAGCAATTCCTGGCTTCCGGCGAAACGACCGGTGGCGCAGCCGCCCGTGACCTCGCGCTTCGTGAGGGGTTGACCCAACAACGGCTTGGCGCGGCTTCCGGCTTCCTGGCCGGTGGACCTTCGCTTGCCAACCTTGCCCAGCAACGGCTCGGCCAGCAGAACCTTGCGGCGCAGCAGTACATTCAGGCCAATCAACCTCTGCCTGGGCAGTTCCAGACCCAGGGTATGCCGCAGCGGTTTTATCAAGCTGCAAATCCAGAAATTCCAGTACAGCTTGCTGGCAATGCAGCCAACATCTACGGAACCATGTCTGACTATCAGGCTCAAACCTACGGAGCCTATACTCGTGCTGTCGCATCCCAGCCGACAGGCGCACAGCAATTCGGCTCGATTCTTAGCGGAATTAGCGGCCTAATACCAAGCTTTAGCTTTAGCAAATAAGGAGAAGTTATGCCGATTCAGTTTAATATCGAGGGGCCGGAAACCAAAAAAGCACGGGAAATGACCCAATCATTACAGGAGGAGCAACTTCGCCGATACCAAGAAGACAGAATGGCAAGGGAGTATGAGGCATCAAGACAAGTGATGCCTTTTGAAAATTTCAAGATCAATGTTGGTGGTGAAATGATTGATTTTCGCGCTTTAAGTCCAGAGCAAAAACAGGCATGGAAACAACAGCAGGAAATGAATTGGATGATGGATCAAAGTGTTAAGATGGAAAATTACAAGAAAGAGATGACCAAAGCACAGGTTGAAATGGATAAACTAAATTCCGAAAGAGCGAAAATAGGAACTGAAATAAATAAGGGAAATATAAGGCCTGGACTAGATATTCTTCCAATCACAAAACCCTATACAGAGCAAATGTCTGAAATTGACGCTAGGATTAAAGAGCAGCAGGAAAAATATATGCGTGCCGGTTTTGGCGCACAATCCATGACATCTGAAACAATGCCGCAATCTTACGGTGTTCCTCCCATCACGAAACCACAACCAGCACAACCAGCCCAACAGGCACAACAACAGCAAGCACAGCAGGCACCGGCGAAACAAGCAGAAATTCCATCATATGCTGACGAGGCCTCAGCCAAGGCAGCGGGCGCAAAGGTTGGGGACATTATCATCCTTCAAAACGTTAAAAAAGCAGATGGCACGGTCGGTCCGGCAAAAGTAAGACTGACCCGTTAATTTATGGGCTACGAAGTCCTAGAGGACGAAAAGCCCGGATACGAAGTACTGCCAGAAGAGCAGGCCGGATACGAGGTTGTTGAGGAAATTACGACTCCAGAGCAAACCGAGAAACAATCCGTTCAGGCAGAGCCAACCGAACCGGTAAAGCCATCTCTTATCGGCGCATCGTTAAGATCGGTTGGAGAGCAGGTTATCCCTGGAGCCTCTGCCGTAGCCGGGACTCTTTTGGGTGCTGCTGCTGGTGCGCCAGGCGGCCCTGTTGGTATAGCTGCTGGTGCATTGGCTGGCGGTACGCTTGGATATAAAATAGGCGAAACAGGCCAGCAAGGTTTGGCTAGGCTTTTGG